ACAAGAAGAAATAGAAAACCAATATCATATAAAATTTCTAAACCACAAGTAAATACTGCGTTAGATTTATTGAAACAAAACGAACAACTGACTATGAATGAATTATTGGTTGATATGAAAAATAAATATCCTATATTTGATATTACATCTCAACATTTAGGACAGATTGTTAGAGATAACAATAAAACCAGAAAACGAACAAAACACGAGCATTTTCCAAAAGAAAGATACAAAAAAACAATAGATAAGCAAACTGAATTAGATAAATTTTATAGTAAAGTAAAACAATTTCCAATAAATAAGATTATTTGTTTAGATGAAACAAGTGTGGGTTCTGCGTTAAAACCAACTTATAGTAGATGTAATTTAGGTAGGCGTTGTGTAATAAAAACTACAAACCAATTTGTATTTCGTAAATTTACTTTGTTGGTAGCAATAAGTAATTCAAAATGGGTAGGTAAAGAAATGTATGAAAAAGGTGGTATGACGAAAGAAAGATTGTTGGAATTTTTAGAGAAATATATTTTTCCAAAATACAAAAACCATCTTATTATATTGGATAATGCAGGAAGTCATAATAACGATCTCATTAAAAATGCTATTATCAAAAGTGGTAATGATTATTTATTTTGCATCCCTTATACACCGAAAACAGATGCGATTGAAGAGTATTTTAATCAAGTAAAGACATATTTGAAAAAGAATAGAAATGTTGAAAATTACCAACAATTAGAAAATAATGTGAATAAAGCAATTGAAAAAGTAAAACCTGAAAATTATAAGAATTATTTTGAACATGCTTACAATTTGAAAGAAGGAATAAAATTACACAGAAAATCATCAACGAGAAGGCGTAAATTAAAAAATTATAAATAATATACTTAAAAATTAGATGGTTTAAGTATATAACTGGTATGCGATTAAAAAGTGAATTATATAAAAAAGAACAAGATGAAATAATAGAACAGATTATTAAAATATTAAATTTAGAAAATAATAATACATATACCCTGCATGAATTAGACAATAACAAAGAGATCCAAATTCCAATAATGGAATTAATTCCTGAAATAAGAAAATGGTTTTCATTTAACGGAATTAAAGCAGTAGGAGAACCGAGTAAAATAAAAAGACCTTGGTTGTCTATAATAAAACATTTATTAAAATCAAAATATAACATAGAAAGCAAAGATTTTCAATTTACCGAAAACGGACAACATATTAGAACACACATTTATACATTTGGGTTGATTAAGTAGAATTTACTTATATTTGAATACAAAGCCTCTAGAACTCTTGTTTTTTCCTGATAGAACTTTTGAAATAACTGGTGTAATTCCATATTCCTTTTGTAAATATTCATTTGCATCACACGGATAAGTAAATGTTTTTATATAAGTTCCATCAATTGTAAACACATCAAATGGTTTATTTTGTCTTTGTGCATCTGATATTTTTCGTCTTTCATCCATATTTTCAAACCGTTTTTTCTGTGTTTCTCCGTGTTTCAATCTAGCGTCAGGATTGTCTTCATAATATTTTTTCATTCTCTCACCTTGTTCTTTCCCAGCTTCAGGATGTTCTTTATGATATTCTTTGTGTGCATTGCTCTGTTGTTGTCTTGCTTCTGGATTGTCTTCGTAATATTTTTTCATTCGTTCTCCGTGTTCTTTTCCGGCTTCTGGATTGTCTTTAAAATGTTGTTTCATTCGTTCTCCGTGTTCTTTTCCCAAGTTTGGATTGTCTTCAAAGCGTTTTTTCATTCTCTCACCATGTTCTTTTCCAGCTTCTGGATGTTCTTCATAATATTGCCTTTTTATTTCGCTCATTTGTTGTCTCGCTTCAGGATTGTCTTCATAATATTTTTTCATTCTCTCACCTTGTTCTTTCCCAGCTTCAGGATGTTCTTTATGATATTTTTTAAGTGCATCACCTTGTAGTTCCCTTGCTTCGTTACTGTCCCAATATTTTTTCTGCGAATCGATCATTTGTTGTCTTGATTCTGGGTGTTCTTCATGATACACTTTCATTTTCTCAACCCATTTTATTCTATCTTCTGGATGTTCTTCGTGATACACTTTCATTATCTCACTCATTCGTTGAATTGCTTCTGGATGTTCTTTATGATAATTCTTCAATCTTTTACTTTGTAGTTCCCTTGCTTCGTTATTTTCCCAATATTTGCTACAGTGTTCACTCATTTTTTGTCTATCGGCTTCCGTAAACACATACCCATTTGTCCCATCTCCACCATAAGTCATATTATATCCATTCCCATTCATAAAATACGAATTATATTCTTGAATGTATCGTATTTCCTTTTCGCACAATTCTTCAATAGTATCTGCTGTATCAATTTCTATAAGTTCGATATTACATACCATGTCATATTTTCGTATCGCACAATATAGGTATCTATTATTACCTGATTTCGCTAAGTAATTATGCCCTTCAGTTCGTTGCTTCAATGAAGTAGTCGTTAATCCAATGTAGTGCTTTCCGTTTGGAAATACGATTTTGTAAATAAACCCACAAGTAGACATGTTATGTATAAATATACATACATAAAATCTCTAGATGGGTTTCAATTTTATAATATGTGCGTTAAACTACTTAAAATAAAATATTTAGGAATAGTATAAGGATGGAAAAGGAAGTAAATCCACCAACCGACTTTTTCAAAGGAATTAAAATTTCCTTGAAAAGTGTCTTGAAACATCCTGACATCAATCTACCTAAAATCACAAATGCCGTTGTCAAGTGTAATAAAATTGTTATTCAAACGCTTATGTTTATGAAACTTTTTTTATTAGACCATTATGATAAGCATAATAAATTACCAACCATTAATGACGAATTCATTAATTCTTGTATGAAAATATTGTGTAATGAAAAAGCAACTGGAAGACCACCTAAAAAAGAAATCAAAGAATTAAAAGATACTTTGAGTGCATTTTACAAAACCGATTTTCAACCACTAATTCAAAATGAAAACTTGGATTATACACATATGAATACCATTTTAGATTATCTTACTATTGATATTCTTACGATGTATGAGAATAACATCAAATTTCATTATGTAGAATATGTGGAACGATATGTAAATGTTGTTTGGAAAAAGAATTTTATTGTAAATAAAATAAGGAAAATGAATATTACACAAAAAGAAAAGGAACAACGAGTAAATAATTTATGTAGTCAATTGCGAAAAATCAAAACCGATTTATTGAATGTTACCGAAGGTTCTAAAAATTATAAATCACATACCATGTATCATACGTGGATAAACCAACAAAAACAATTTATTACGCCAAATAAAACTACATATAAAAAGAATAATATTGTTTATGATTTAATGTGTAGTCCTGTGGAGTATTTTCCTTGTATGATTGTTATGATGAAACAAGTTGAAAAAGAAGAACAAACAATTAGTAATGTATTTCCTATGCGTAGCGAAATAATACCAAAACATATAAGATTAGATACAACTACATTAGTTCATTTGTTGATGACAAAAAAACAAGGAATTAAAAGTGAATATTTAACAAAAGGAAATTTGAAACGAAACGAAGATAAAATATGGAATTTCTTTTTTAGAACTGAACGAAAGATGTTTCATAAAAAATATTATGAATTTCATCATATGATAGAAACAGATGGAATAAGTTGTACTTTGTTGCTATTGCGTAATGATTTAATAGGAAAACGGCTACCGATGATGAAAAAATGTTTATCAACTGAAACATATATTGATGAACTAACCGATTATACTCAATTACAAAACAAAAAGATTGTAGCAATAGACCCTGGATTGTGTGATTTAATTTATTGTGTGGATGCTGATAATAAAGATGCTAACAAATTTAGATATTCGCAAGACCAACGAAGAAAAGAAACCAAGAAAAAGAAGTATTCAAAAATTCAATTGGAATTGAAAAGGGAACAAATTAATGGTAAAATAATTATAGAATGGGAAACTGAATTATCTAAACTAAATAGAAAATCACTCAATATTACAAAATTCAAGGAATATATCAAAAAGAAGAGTGAAATAAATGCTATGTTATTCCAGTTTTATGAAAAATATATTTTTAGAAAATTACGATTACAAAGTTATATAAATACCAAGAAAAGCGAACAGAAAATGATTAACAATTTCAAACGCATTTTTGGTAATGAAAAAGATGTTGTTGTGTGTTTTGGAGATTACGAGCAGAAAAAACATATGAAATTCAAAGAACCTACCAAAGGGAAAGGAATGCGAACCTTGTTTAGAAAAGCAGGATTTCAAAATTATTTGGTGGATGAGTTTAGAACAAGTTGTAGATGTTCTAAATGTGAAGTGGGTATTTGTAAAAAGACGATGGTTAGGGAAAATCCCAAACCATTTAGAAGCGGTAATGTTTTAGTTCATGGACTGATTTGTTGTAAAAACGGATGCGGTTATTGGAATAGAGATGTTAATGGTGCAACAAATATTTATAAAATTGCTTATAATGCGATAAATAAAAAAGAAAGACCAAATTATTTATCAAGAAGCAATAATACTTCAACTGGTTTAGACGAACCAGTAAAATCAAAATTTACATGCCTTGAAATAGGCAAACCTTGTTGATTTTTAGTGGGTTTTGTCCCATTTTAAATCTTCAAGGGTGTAAATATTGTTTTATTATACAATATATATATGTTACAACCGATAAGACCCAAGACTATACTTCAATTGTTATCACTAGCAACAATAACAATTAACCTTTCAATGAATAAATCAACTAAATATAAACGGTAAAATAAGGTATAGTCTATTTGTTTGTTCTCTTATAAACTATAAATGTGCTAATATTACACAAGTGAAGGACGATTGTCGTTAAAACTCGTTTATAAAAAAATAGAAAAATAAAAAGTATTGAAAAAATAAGAGATTCGTTCTTTAAGTAGGAAATTCAATAAGTCTTGGGAAACTGAATCATTATTAATAGGTTGAAATATTTTTCGGACATTTATAAAATGTCCAAAAAGTAAAAGCAGGACTCCAAAATATCATGAAAATACGATTTACAGCAAAATGCTTTGAAAATGATGAATCTACATGAAATGTCGTTAGCATAATATTTTAAAATTCTTGCGGAAAATAAGTTAGACGATTTTCTCATTAGTCTAAATAGACTAACAAATGACTAATGAAAAAATCGCAAAAAATCGCAAAAAAATTTGTATGCGAAACGTGTTACTATAAATGCTTTAATAAATTTGATTATAATAAACATTTATCCACTCGTAAGCACTTAAAGACTAATGAGACTATTGAAAAATCGCAAAAAAAATGTATATTGTCAAGTTAAAATAAAATAAATGTCACATTTAAAAGGACATTTATTTTTTTAAAAATTATTAGTAATAAAAATACACACATGCGTGAACTATGTCAGGTCAATTAGCTAAGTATACATGCTGCGGTATGTTGTTAGCGTATTTTCTTCTGTTATTTTTCCCGTTTTCCATCGAATTGCTACACCGAGTTCTTTGCTCTTATAACACACCGTCGTTCGAACTGTATTTTTCGGTCCAGTCATACCCCATGCTCGATTGATACAAACTGTTTCAAATGTAAATACAGCCCATTCTCTCAAATATCCCTGTATTTGCCCATCTACTATACGGGCTTTAATAAATGGGTTTTGTGTACATTGTTGAATGTTTAACTCCTTAAGTTTCAACTCTATATTTTGTTGAAACGATTTTTCATCACACTGAATGAAATCGCATCCGAATTCAGCAACGTTCTTTATCCTTCCTCGAACACGATCTGAAACTTTTACTTTAACTAAACATCCCAGCTGACTCAAGACGTCGTCAGATGATTCGGACGATATTGCTGCCATATGATCAGGGTGAGTCATACCATCTATAGTATTTTTGATATGATATAAATCCTCATTATTAATTTTCTTCTTACACCACTCATGATTAATATATTGGCTATACGAAATTTGTCCAGCTGATAACTGTAATGTTTTGACGTGTCCGTATATATGTATACGCTGGAATTCGCCATATTTTGGTGAATAGTGATTCATTCGTCCTAATGCCTGATCGCTGACAGTGTACGTAACCTGATTGCGATATTCATGATATGCAAATATCCTGTTATGGCAAACAAATTCAGTGGAGCGAGATGCAGTCTGATCGATAACTATAATAATTGGTTTACTATTGGTCATAAGTGTCCAGAAATCTGGTGTGGACCATTCGATACGTTTGGAATTAACACGTCTGTAAATGCCTTTTAAATCTTCTTTTGCGGCAATTATAATAATTCCGTTTAGTTGACTGCATCCATCTACTCCTCGTAGAAACTGATAAATATGCTTATCTTCTTTGCGTTTACCATCGCTACTTGAAAGCCGAATCACCAGGATGTTTCTGGCTGGATCATCTTTTATAGCATTTCTAAAAGATTTAATGATCTTATCGCCTTGTACTGATAACTGAATACCATCATCATTTTTTTTGAAAAATGGCATAGCTTCTTCAACTAGTCCTTCTGATAAGAATTTTTTAGGTCCACAGTATCCAGGAGGGGGGTCGTAATTGACACATATACCATGGCGCGTTTCTTGTAGTAATTCGTCATATAGTTCATCGTCATCCTCAATTTCACCTGAAAATAAAACTTCTTCGGGAGTTGCGCTATACAAAATGAAGAAACATACCAAGTTTTCACGAAAATTTTTATATAATTTTCCGAGTTTTTGACGAGATCCACTGCCAAAATCACATTCATCAATATGAATGGTAATCTGGATTCCATTGCAAATTTGCTCTTGAATCCAGCGTCTACAATCGTCCACCTTTGTGTCACTTGTAATCGAATATACCTTTATATTGTGAAGGGATAGCTCATTTCGCTGTTCTTCATCCGCCGTTCGATGCCATGCAGATATAAATACATGTTTGCGACGTGGATGACGTGAAATATCGCGGACGGCTATATACTCGACCATTTCACGCTTACCTGATTTGACTGGTGCGTGAATAAGCATTCTTCGACATTCCTGGTCGTCTTGCCATTTTATAACATTTTCACAGACAAAATGAGTAAGATGGGGGCGATGAAATTCAAAATCGGCAACAGACCATGTATTGTGCGCATTCTTTGGAGGCATTATAATCGATATATATATTTATGGTTGCTGATTACTACGTTGTTGTATATGATATTTGAATAATATTATAAAATCAATTTTATAGTATGTTTCTTAAATAAGTGTTAAAAACACCGAATCATTATTAATAGGTTGAAATAATTTTCGGACATTTTATAAATGTCCAAAAAATAAAAGCAGGACTCCAAAATATCATGAAAATACGATTTACAGCATTATGCTTTGAAAAAAAATAATAATATAAATTCATCACAGCATAATATTTTTGCGTATTTGTATCGGACCTTTTTATCTGACTTTATAGTAAATGGAAAGTCACGAAGAAAAGGTCCGTGTTTTTTCATGTGAACCTTGCCAATTTACATGTGACAAATTATCAAAATGGAATAGACATACGACAACCAGTAAGCATTTAGGTGAACGAAAAAGGCACGAAAAAGGTCCGATGAAATTAGAGGTTTTTACATGTAACAATTGTAATCTATTATGCGGTCCATTATCAAAATGGAATAGACATATTCTAACACGAAAACATTTAGCAATAGAAAAAGGCACGAAAAAGGTCCAGACTGATTTTGCTTGTAAAAAATGTAAAAATATATATATATCTGACTCGGATCTTATGCAACATGAAAGACAATGTGAAACCGATATAATAGACCGTTTATTGAACGATAATATAGAGTTACGTAATTTTATTTTAGAGCAAACGAAGTATAATTCAAAAACAATAGAAACGATTATGACAAACAATAATGAAACTATGAATAAAACAATAGAATCAATGATGGTGCAAAACAATGAAAATATGAATAAAACAACTGAAACAATAATTGAATTGTGCAAACCAATCAATAATAATACAACAATTCATCAAACAAATAATCAGAAATTCAACATCCAAATATTTTTGAATGAAACCTGTAAGGATGCAATCAACTTCTCTGATTTTATAAATAATATTCAGATTTCCTACGAGGACTTAGAGAACAATGCACAACTTGGCTTTGTAGGTGGTATTTCAAAGATATTTTTGGATAATTTGAAACAATTGGATGTTACTGAGCGTCCTATACATTGTACGGATGTGAAACGTGAAACAATATATATTAAAGATGAAAATACATGGACGAAACAACCAGATGACAAGAAGCTACAAAAAGCGATACAAACAGTTTCTTATAGAAGTATGGGAAAGTTGGCAGAATGGAAACAGGAGAACCCAGATTACAAAGATTGTAATTCTAAGTTCTCCCAAAAATGTTTAGATATTCATAGAAATACACTCGCAGGAAGCGAACGAGAAGTATACTATCCGAAAGTGATCCATGCATTAGCCAGAGAAACCGCAGGCGGACTTTCTAATAAACTTATACAAATAAAATGAATTATAATATCGTCGTTCTTTAAGTAGGAAATTCAATAAGTCTTGGGAAACGAATCATTATTA